AGGCAGATTATCTAAATCCACAATCAACGCAACCAGCACTGCGTGGTTTCATTGAGGAGTTTAGTAAAAACTGTGGTTTCATTCTGACTTGTAATTTCAGAAATCGTATTATTGAACCGCTTCACAGTCGTTGTTCTACGGTTGAGTTTCGTATTCCAAACGAACAGAAACCTAAACTTGCGATGAACTTTATGAAACGTGTTCAAGACATTTTGGAGAAAGAAAATGTTACATACAATGAAAAAGTGGTGGCAGATGTTATCGGAAAGTTTTTTCCAGATTGGAGAAGATGTCTCAACGAACTACAAAGATACTCTGCAACAGGCTCTATTGATGCTGGAATCCTCGTCAATCTATCAGACACTAGTATCAAAGAGCTCGTGTCATTTATTAAAGATAAAGACTTCAAAAGTTGTAGAGAGTGGGTTGTTCATAATCTGGACAATGACCCTCATAGGATTTATCGTAGGATTTATGATACTTTATCTGGTAATGTATCTGACAGCGCTATTCCTCACTGTGTTCTCATACTTGGGGATTATTCTTATAAGTCTGCCTTTGTCGCTGACCAAGAAATTAATCTCTTGGCTTGCCTCACAGAAATGATGACATCGGTGCAGTTCAAATGAGTTATGAACTGAAGGAATACATCAAGACTATCAATAAGACAAAAGAAAACCTCATGGAAGGGGAAGATGAAATGTGGGAAAAGAAGTATCCTGCTTTCATCATCAACAAATGTCTTGCACCCACAGGTATGCAAGAGTGTCTAATCGTAAATGAGATAAATCGTTTGCACCACCTAGACAATAAACTGCAATATGACTTTTTACTAAATAGTCTAAGGAGTATGAATAGATATGCTCCTTGGATGAAGGCGAAGAAGTCTAAGAACTTAGAGTATGTAAAAGAATATTTCGGATACAGTAACGAGAAGGCAAAGTCCGCTCTAGATGTTTTAGATGATGAACAAATCGCCATGATAAAAAGTAAATTGAATAAAGGTGGAAGAAAATGAATGACGCATCGTGGAGTCCAGAGGAGATGTTGGAAGTACGTCTGAACGAACCAGACGATTTCCTCAAGGTTAGAGAAACCTTGTCTCGCATTGGAGTTGCTTCTCGCAAAGATAAAACACTCTTCCAATCTTGCCATATTTTACACAAGCAAGGTAAATATTACATCGTACATTTCAAAGAATTATTTGCACTAGACGGTAAAGATACCAACCTGTCTGAAAACGATATTGCAAGAAGGAACACTATCGCTAATCTGTTAGCAGATTGGGGATTGGTAGATGTTGTGGGAACAACTAAGATTGAGGCAGCACCCTTGTCTCAAATAAAAGTAATCAGTTTCAAGGAAAAGGGTGATTGGAAACTTGAGACAAAATATAATATTGGGAAAAAGAAAGAAGGTGAATAAAAATGACAATGAAACCAGGCGAATACATTATGACCGCTGCCAGAAAACAGGCAGAGGGAGAAGTCGCAACCCATATTGCAAACATTAAAGTTTACCAAACTATGCCAGCAGGTATTGGTGAACACTCTGATATCACAGAGGCAGTTATTGAAGAACTCAACAAACTTGCTGCCGCAGATGATAGACTAGAGATGATTAACAAATATTTTCAAGATGATACACAACTGACGCTTTTCTCTTGACAATATCATACAAGGGTGATATAACTATATTATGAGATTTTACACTAATGTTGTCCAGTGGGGCAATCAAATCCTTGTACGAGAATACAAGAACGGTGAGAGACTTAACCACAAAGTTAAGTACTCACCGACTTTGTATGTTCCTGTCCAGAAAGAAACTGGATGGAAGACTCTTGATGGTAAGAACGTAACACCATACAAGCATGAAACTATCAAGGGTGCAAAAGAATTCATTGCACAATATCAAAATCAACCGCATCTGGTCTTTGGATTAGATAGGTTTGCATACACATATCTTGCTGATACATATCCAGACAAAGTAGAGTGGGATAGTGACAAGATACTTGTGGTCACAATTGACATCGAAACTCGTTGTGAAAACGGTTTCCCAGACCCAGAGAAAGCAGAAGAAGAAATGCTTTCTATTACAATCAAAAATCAATCAACAAAGAAAATCGTAGTGTGGGGTATTGGTGAATATCACACTGACAGAGAAGACGTAACGTATATCAACTGTTCCAACGAGAACGAACTGCTTGCATCGTTCATGAACTTCTGGACTAAACACTATCCAGATGTAATCACTGGTTGGAACACAGAGTTTTTTGATATTCCTTTTCTAGTCAATCGTGTGACTAAGGTTCTTGGTGAAGACCGAGCAAAAGAGTTTTCGCCTTGGGGTAATGTGTCATCACGTTCTGTTTATAGTCATGGTAGACCACAACAGGTCTATGATATTCAAGGCGTTTCAAACCTTGACTATCTACAGATATACAGAAAGTTTACATATACTGCACAAGAATCATATCGACTTGACCATATCGCATCTGTCGAACTTGGTGCAAAGAAAAATGAAAACCCATACGACACTTTCAAAGATTGGTATACGAAAGACTACCAATCGTTCATCGACTATAATATTGTTGACGTTGAACTTGTTGACCGTCTAGAAGACAAGATGAAGTTGTTAGAGTTGTTGTTCACCATGGCCTATGAGGCAAAGGTCAACTATGAAGATGTATTTGGACAGGTAAAATATTGGGATGTTCTCATTCACAACTACCTCAAGAAAAGAAAGATTGTTATACCACAAAAATCACACACATCTAAAAATGACAAGTATGAAGGTGCATATGTGAAAGACCCACAGGTTGGTCAACACAAATGGGTCATGTCGTTTGATTTGAACTCACTGTATCCACATCTGATTATGCAATACAATATGTCGCCAGAAACACTTGTTACTGGTGATTACATGGAGTTGGGTGTAGATTCTATGCTCAAAGAAACTAGTATTGATGTTCCAGAAAGATGTACCATCACACCTAATGGTGCGTTATATCGAACTGATAAAAAGGGTTTTCTTCCAGAGATGATGCAAGAAATCTATGATGACCGTACCATCTTCAAGAAAAAGATGTTGCAAGCAAAACAGGATTATGAAGATACAAAAGACCCCAAGTATCTAAAGTTTATTAGTCGTTATAATAACATCCAGATGGCAAGAAAGATTTCACTGAACTCTGCTTATGGTGCGATTGGTAATCAATACTTTAGATATTATGACCTTGCGATTGCAGAAGGTATCACAACTGCTGGTCAGTTGTCTATTCGTTGGATTGAAAAGAAAATGAATCAGTACTTGAACAAATTGCTAAATACTGATATGGATTATGTTATTGCATCTGATACAGATTCAATCTATGTTACATTTGATGCATTGATTGAAAAGGTAAATCCAAAGAACCCAATCGACTTTTTAGATACGATTGCAAAGGAAAAGATTGAACCATTTATCGACAAGTCTTACAAACAACTTGCTGACTATGTTTCTGCATATGACCAGAAGATGTTTATGAAACGTGAGGTGATTGCAGACAAAGGTATCTGGACTGCAAAGAAAAGATATATCCTAAATGCGTGGGATGTTGAAGGTGTTCGATATAAAGAACCATCCCTCAAGATTATGGGCATCGAAGCAGTTAAGTCATCAACGCCTGCACCATGTCGTGAGAAAATTAAAGAAGCACTGAAGATTATTATGTCTGGTGATGAAAAAGAACTTAACGATTTTATACAGGATTTTCGTAAAGAGTTCACCAGTTTGCCAGTTGAGGATATTGCATTCCCTCGCTCAGTTAACGGACTTAGTAAGTTTCGTGACAGTGCTTCCATATATCGTAAAGGATGCCCAATGCATATCAAGGGAAGTCTGGTTTACAATCACATGATTAACGAAAAACGATTGACACACAAGTACCCAGCTATACAAGATGGAGACAAGATTCGATTTATCCAGTTGCGTCAACCTAATCCACTTGGTGTAAACGTAATCTCATTTATTACGAAAGTTCCAAAAGAACTTGACATTCACAAGTATATTGACTATGATACACAATATGAAAAGGCATTTGTTGAACCATTGACTTTTATTACAGATAACATTCAGTGGAATATTGACCGTTCATATGGCACACAAACATCCTTGGAGGCATTCTTTTCGTGAAGTTAGAGAGACAAGAGGCATTCGATGTAGCACATAAGTTGATTATGTACTTCAACGATTTCAAAAGAATTGACGATTACTTTCGTTCTCGCAAGATAGAACGTGTAAAGGATATTCCCACACCTCTGCCTGGCTTTGGTCTAGAGGATGATATGTTTCAAAATTATGATATGCACCCAGAGGACATGAACTTCAAAGTTGTGCAGATGCAAGGTAAGACCTTTGACACAATGTTAGAAAAGGTTGCATCTTTTAGTCCAGATGAAAATCCAGGCAAGACTTTAAAACTTGTTGTTATGGAAACAACTACTGATACCGTGGTTGGATTTATTCGTTTTGGGTCACCACTAATTAATTCTAAACCAAGAAACGATTATCTTGGTGGTGTGCCTGACTTAGATATCTTTAACAAGCGTGCAATCATGGGATTTAATATTGTTCCTGTGCAACCGTTTGGTTACAACTATCTTGGTGGTAAACTTCTTGCTGCTATCTGTTGTTCTCATGATAGTCGTAGAATGTTAAACAAAAAATATAATACAGAGTTTTGTTTGTTTGAAACGACTTCATTATACGGCAATATCAAAGGTGCTAGTATGTATGATGGTATGCGTCCTTTCTTGAGATATAAGGGCGACACACAATCTAAGTTCTTGTTGACACTTGGTGAAGAGATATATTTTGAATTGCGTGATTGGTTTGAAGAAAGAAACGATGGTGAACCGCTTATTCACAAAGGTGCATCTAGTAGGAAACTAAAGTATCAAACTAAAATGGTTGGTATCATCAAGCAGAATTTAAAAGAGTATAACCCAGAAGCATACGATATCTTTTGTAAAAAGATGGAAGATGCAAGCGGTGTTACCACACAAAAGAGATTCTATATGTCAGAGTATGGATACTCAAATACAAAAGATGTATTATTGGGTAAGACAGATACCTTGACAAAAGCAGAAAATTATGATAGATTTGAACTCGATGCTGTAATTGCATGGTGGAAAAAACTTGCTACCAAGCGTTACAATAAGATGATTGCAGAAGGAAAGGTTCGTAAAGAACTTGAGGTCTGGAATAAAAATACAATGACAAAAATTGATATTATCAGATAATGAGAAAAAAATGTTTGGTAAAGTAGCAACATCAGCAAGTTCAAAAGCGTTAGACAGGATGGTAAGAGATATCTCTATAGAATTAAAACATGACTTCAATGGGATTTCTTATCAGAGAAAACTCACGAAAAATGATTTTGCGAATCACTTTGGGTATGTTCCTAGTACAAAGGGTTGTGAACCAGATGGTGGTATTTGGTTTCGTGATGGTTTACCAGTTCTTGTTGTTGAAGCAAAATATCAAGGAGAGAGAGGTAATGCAGAAGAGCGGTGGTATAAGAATGCTCAATGGATTTCTCACATAAATTCAAAGTGTATATATTATACACTTGCAAGCGGAACTGGTTGTAGAAAAACTTTCGTTGATGTAGAAATGATGTCATATATTACATACAATAAGAGAAATCTTCTAGATTGCAGATGGTCACTTCAAGAAAATGGATTTACATATGAAGAAGTAAAAGAGATTTTTATGAGTTCATTAAATGAAATAATTGGAATGAATGTCAAACCATTTCAATATCCAAGACCTCTTGGAGTTCTAAATGTCTAAACCATTATTCATATGGGCGGGTGGTAAGAATAAGATGCT